ATGGTTGGGCGCACACAATATCATCAAGTGGAAAGTGGTGAGAGCCTCGCGGATATCGCTAAGCAATATGATGTCGGCTTTCTTACCTTGATGGCTGCAAACAAAGGTGTGGATCCTTTCCTACCTGCTGAAGATTTGGTCCTGACGATTCCGACGCAAATCATTCTTCCTCAAGTGCCAAGAGAAGGGATAGTCATCAATCTGGCAGAGCTGCGTCTGTATTACTTTCAGCCGGAGAAGAACTTAGTACATATTTTCCCGGTTGGTATTGGCCGAATTGGCCGCGATACCCCTGAGATGGTGACCAGCATTAGTCAAAAACGACCCAATCCAACTTGGACACCACCCGCATCTATTCGCAAAGAATACCTTGAGAAGGGCATCGAGCTTCCGCGTGTTGTACCCGCTGGCCCAGAAAACCCACTTGGGGAATACGCGATGAGGCTAGCCTATGGTGTTGGCGATTACCTTATCCATGGTACCAACAAAGATTTTGGTATTGGGCTGCGTGTCAGCTCAGGTTGTATACGTATGAATCCCAAGGACATTGATTGGTTGTTTCCAAAAGTGAAGTTGGGTGAAAAAGTTCGAGTGATTAATGAGCCAGTAAAAATTGCGCTAGAGCCGGATCGCAGTGTGTTTTTGGAAGCTCATGAACCGTTAACACGAAGCGATGGTAGTAAGAAGGATTTGAAGATCCCTCAGGAATTGCAGTGGTGGTTGGAAGAGTTTGATCTATCGGATGCTAAAGCAAGAGCGGCGATTCTTGCGCAAAATGGTGTACCAGTAGAAGTGGTCTCCCCGAGTTATTCATACGTGAATTGAGTCTTGTTATATAAGAGAAAGGGCCTGCAGTTGCAGGCCCTTTCTTATCGAAAATTGACAGAATTACTTAGTATAATGCATAGTTATTTTGGGAACTCAGTAAAACCAAGGCTTTCACTGTTATTTCAAAGTCTTATAAAGAACCCGTTTTATCAATGCAACCCAATAACCTTCAATGTTAATAAAACTTGCCGCCATTTTTTGTGAATACATGGCTACAATCCTAAGCTGGAAATAGGGTTCAATTCGGCTGCTTGAATAAGGTGATCAGGCGAGAAATGTGAATAACGCATTGTCATTTTTATGTCACTGTGGCCAAGGATTTTTTGCAGTACCAGAATGTTTCCTCCTGCCCCCATAAATCGACTTGCAAAGGTATGGCGAAAGACGTGTGTATTTTGTCCCTCAGGTAAGTCAGGAAACGTCTGGTTAATAATATACGCAATACCATGAAGGCAGCTTTTAAATAACTTGTCCTTTTCACCCGTTCGCTGAAACGCCATCAGCTCGTCATACAGCTTCTCTGTAATGGGCACAGTCCGGTTCTTTTTGCTCTTGATATCAAGAAACGTGATCTTGTATTTCGTAATCTGTGAAAGGCGGAGGTTATTCGCTTCGGAAATTCGAGCACCAGTAGACAGGCAAATCTTACAGACGAGTTCAAACTCTTTGGCTCGTTTGCTTTTACTGATTCTCTCAAATAGCTCAGTTATATCTTCATTTGAAAAAAAGCCCATCTCTGATTCGGTCACTTGAATCGATTTCACACTGGCAAGAGGGTTTGGTTGCGTCCACTCACCAAGTGAAATGAGTTCATTGAACACAGAGCGTAGATATCTCAAATCGAGATTATTAGTAGGTGCGGAAATCATTTTACCCGCACTAGTCTCTTTCCCGTATCGGTCTTTTGCTATTCGGTTAGAGCGCCAGTGAACAAAGTCTTTTGCAGTAAATTTAATGGCAAATGGGTTGCCGAGTTCTTCAACTATGGTGCGGAGGCGAGGGTAAACCTTTTTAGCAGATTTGAGGTATTGGCCGTGCAGTTTGTACCAGAGTTCGACCAAGTCTTGCAGTGTGCGTAAGTCTTTCTTTTCGCCAAGCCAAGGCTTGTCGTCAACCTCGGCCATGGTGAACTTTTCGAACGCAAGTGCTTCGCCCTTAGTTGCGAAGCGTTTGCGAATGCGTTTACCAGTTCGGCCTTGTGGGTAGCACTCACAGAGCCAAGGTTTTTTGTGGCCGTCTTTTAAGTTTCTAATGGACATTATAATTGCTGCGTTATACTGTTTATGTGTACAGTATATTGATAAGTCCTGATTATCCATTGTTTGTTTTTTGTAATGATAAACAAGTTAATTAATGTGGTTCGCGCCGAGGTGCTAATCACATATATGGTGATGACTTGTAACCCTCTAAAACTTATGGATTAACTGGATGCAACCGAGCACGTATCATGAGTATTATTTATATGCGATGGGTGCTCAAAATATATGATTCATACTGATGTTGGCCTATTAGACGGTGACAGATGGGAACGGTTGATCCAGTCGGTCTTTAAAAAGAGATATGACACCTATCAAGACATGGTAGCGTCTCCGGGTGATCTAGGTATTGAAGGCTTTGTTCTGGACGAAGGCATTATGATTCAGTGCTATTGTCCTGATGAAGAATATAGCGCTGGGATTCTTCATGAGAAGCAGCGAGACAAGATGACGACCGATATTGGTAAGCTTGCTAAGAACGAAGAAGCTTTAATAAAACATATAGGTGATTGCAAGATTTCTCAGTGGTTATTCATTACTCCTCGTATCGGAAAACATGACATTCATGCGCATGCGAGAAAGCAAGAAGCTAAAGTCAAAGAGCAAGGGTTGGCATTTATAGCTGATGACTTCCAAGTACTAGTAAAAGACCTAGATTACTTTATTCAGGATATAAGACAGCAGCAGGTGGTGAACGGTCAGCAATTGTGTTTCACGAGTGCTAAAGGTGAAGTGATTCCAGAACCTGAACTAACGACAGAGTATGACGAAAATATTGACGAAAAAAATGAAGTCAGAAGCTCCATCAATAATGTTTATAAGCCTAAAACACATCAACGACTTAATGAATTGACCAAAAAGCTATACCTCGATGGGTACGATATTTTACGACGTATTTTTATCCAATCACCAGAGCTCTATGAGCGTATAGCAAAGCTTGTAAACAAGTTTGAGGATGAGGTAGAAGAAGTGTCGATGACATGGGAAGACAGTCCTCAAAGGTTAGTTTCTTCAATTGAAGAAAAGCTGATTGGTCGATTTGAAAAAGACCCTCACATTTCAACGATTGAATACGAAGATTTGGTGTCGATTACCAAGCACATGGTGGCGAGGTGGATTGCAGAATGCCCAATGAGGATTGAGTAGTGAGCAAACTGATATTTAACCGAAAAAAATCGGCAGTGATTCCTGAGCTGAGACCAATGTACAAAATTGGAAAGTTGCTTTTGATTTTAAAATTGTGTTGTAGCGGTGGTAAAGCGAGTCTCCTTAAATTGCACTTGTTTAATTGGGCAATGCTTGAGCCTCAACGAATGAAAGCATTACAGGTGTCCGCTGAGAAAAAAGAGCTCCTATTAGGTGTATGGGGAATTGATCCGTCACTCAATATGGCGCTTAGCTATGCAACCTCAGAAGGTTTGCTCGCAAGGACCAGTAATGGAGCATATCAGCTAACAGCGAAGTCAGAGAACTTTATATCAGGGACTAAACTGGTTGAGTTGTTTGATTCAGAAGCGAAAGAATTAAAAGTAATTGCAAAAAAGATCACTGAAAAAATGGTAAGTAATGCATCTAAAAGGTGGGTAGATGAAGTTTAATCAATTATTTGTAACGTTATCCGCTACAGACAACGAAGATTATGGGTATAGAATTCCGTTCAGTCCTGGCCTAAACATTATTCGTGGTGACAACTCATCAGGAAAAAGTACTTTCGTTAACTCGTTAATTTATGCACTTGGTATGGAAGAGATCATCGGGTCTAAAGGAAGTGCAGCTCTACCATATGCACTAAAAGATAGATTTGATTTAGATGGTGAAGAAAAGCGAGTTGCAAGTTCTACGGTCTATTTGGAGCTAGAGAACAAACAGGGGCAAATCATAACATTAAAACGCGCTATCAAATCGGAAGCTGTTGATACAAAATTGATTCAGATTATTGAAGGTGCATATCTGACTAACGAATCTTTATCAAACTTCAGAAGCCAATATACGTTTTTGCATGATGCGGGTTCTGCCCAAGATGAATACCGAGGGTTCTTTGCATACCTTGAAAAGTTCTTAGGCTTTGATCTTCCTAGTTTGTCAGATAATAAAGGTAAAGAGACCAAGCTGTATTTGCAATCAGTCTTCTCTGCTTTACTTATTGAACAGAAAAGAGGCTGGACAGATTACATTGCCAATATCCCATATTATGGGGTAAGTGGGATGCGAGAAAAGGTCGCTAGTTTTCTGCTAGATCTCGATAGTTTCAGGAACACCAAAAAGCTCAATGAACTGCAATCACAGCGAGCTAGGTTACTTAGTGAGTGGTCTGAGTCTGCAACTGAAATTAAGGTTTCAGTAGAGAATAAAGACTTGTCTGTTTCTGGGGTGAGTAAAGCACCATCAGTCGAGTTTGACCCGAAATTGGTAACCATAGGTGAAAGAGTAGGTTTAGAGGTTAAACCTTTTGAACAGGTCAAAGCTGAGCTAAACCAAGAAATGTATGAGGTTGTGAAAAATGAGAAGGCACAGCTCTCTGACGACTCACAGGACTTGGTAGTCAAAATCGAATCAGTTCAAGATAGAATCGATGAGCTTTTGCTCATGCAGGGAATGTGTGGAAGCCAGATTAAAATTAATGAGTCTCAGCTTGGTCAATATAAAGAAAGCTTAGAGAGCATCGAAAAAGACTTGAAAGGCAACAAACTTACCAGAAAGTTAGTCAAGTTTGGTGTGGATGAAGCAGAGCTGGATTTTGCCAAAGGTAGATGCCATACCTGTCTTAATCTAATTGATGATATTTTAATTTCTCCGGATAGCGTAGCTATGCCGATGTCATTAGAAGAAAATATCACTCACTTAGATAATCAGAAGAAGATGACTAAGTCGCTAATTGATGGCCTCCAAAAAACAATTGAGCGAGATAAAGGTCAACTACTAACCATAAATCGAGAGGTGGCTAAGTTTAGAAAAGAGCTCATCTCACTTAAACGAGACATCAAATCAACGAACAGCATCAAAGAAGCTGATATTAGAAAGAAAATCGTTATAGAAAACCGTCAGGCAGAACTGAAAAAGCTTGAAGTGAAAGTAAAGGGGTACCTAGAAACACTGGTGTCTTTAGCTAAACACTATAAGAAGTTAAATTCAGAGATAGCTTCACTTTCAAAACATAGCTTTACAGGAAATGACTGGGGCAAGATTAACGCTTTCTCGACTGAGTTTAAGTCATTAGCATCCAAATTTGGCTATCGAAGCGCTGAAGTCGACGAAATCGAAGTGAAACCAGGAACACTTCTCCCTTATCTAAGTGACATAGAGCTAAGAGAGCAGCTAGAAACACCTACGGAGCTTCAGAAAAAGCAAAGTGCAAGTGTGGCTGATATCAAATCAGACTCATCAGCGAGTGATTTTGTAAGGCTTATTTGGTCTTACTTGATTGCACTGTATAAAGCATCGGCATCTCAAGGAGGGAACCATCCGGGGCTAATATTGTTTGATGAGCCAGCACAGCACTCTATGAGTACCAAGAGTGTGAATCAGATGCTAGACACCTTGGCAAAAACTCGCGGGTTACAGAGCATTGTGGCAGCATCTTTTGATGAAAATGAAGACACATTTAACTCCTCAGTAGCGGGGCTAAGCGAAAATAGCTTTGAGTTAGTTCGCTTACCTAGGAAAGTAATTGTAAGGCTTGAGTCTAGCCCTTTAAATGCGTAATACGTTTTCAGATAAGACTAAAAAAGGCATCATATAGATGCCTTTTTTATAATACTTATACATGTGCAGTTATACTGCATGGTCCTCTAAATACTCATCGGCAAGCTCTACTAGGTTCAGATTTGTATAGCGGTTTTGGGCTCGAACAGGGTAAGTTGAATACACATAGTCAATAAAATCATTGAAATACATATTCTTGGTTTTTTTGATTACCAAATCTAAGATTTCTTTTGTTCTTTCGTTCAAGCGATTAACTTCTCTTTTTGAACCATGATAAGAGATTACCCATTTGTCGGAGCCATACATTGTCCTTGTGTGATCTACACTAAAGTCTTTATGCCGTGTTACGCTATCTACGACGTCATCTACGTATGGCCCGTAATGATTAAAAACCCAATCAATATCAGTAAGTGTCTCTTCATCAGATAGTGCACTGAACCAATCTGCAAGATAAACTAGCTTCGTTAGGCGAGCTTTTGAAAGCTCTGACCCGTGTGGGTAGTTGCTGCACAAATAAGCAACGATGCGTTGAAGTTCATTCATTTACGTCTACCTCCTAGTTCTTCTAAGGCATCTAGGTCAGGGCTTGAACTTTCATGTTGTTGTGCAGATAAGTCTAATTCTAACCCATGCCTTACAAACTGACACAAGTGGCTCCAGTAGTTTTTATTATAATCTTTAATTCTGATTATTAAATCTTTGTCGATCAAGTCTTCATGATCCTCACTTTCATAAAGAATTATTCCGATTACTGCGTCGGCCTCTCTAATTGCTTGGCCAAAATAGCGACAACTCTTCATGTTAAAGTCAGATAGTTGCTCTTCAGTATATCCGTAGTTTTCCATCATGTACTTTTTGTGCTCTTCAGGCGACTCACCATTAGAAGGTGCTTTCACTTCGTGGCATTCAAGGTGTCTGTATACTTGACTAATTACGCCTTTATTTAAAGCAAATTTTTGATTGTGAATACGCCCAATATGACCGTTAGGCGAGAAACGAGCAAGAATAAAGAAAGCATCCTGATAATAGTAGTAAATAGATACTCTCGCATTAGTGTTTACATCGAGAAGTTGGGTGAATGCGCCATTTAGCCAAGTTTCAACTAACTGAGCATGCTTAGATTTTAATTTCGCGTTAAGCGTGTTGTTTTCTAGTTCAGATTCTTCGAGAGATTTTACCAGTCTTAGTTTCTTACCTGACATCACTCTTTTGTACCTTTCTAAGGTGCGGTTCTTTTTATCAAGTTGCGCAAAGTCTTTGTAAGTTCCGATAGCACCCCATGCGAAAAGTAGAGGGCCAGTTACCAAATGAATGTAAGGGTTACTGACAATGGCCCATAAAGAATCCCAACAGCCAGTTGATGTTGCCCAAGCCCCTTCGGTACCAAACCAAGAATAGCCGTTTGCAAATGCTCCACCTAAAGTGAGGAGTACAGTTCCTGCTACAGTGAGGAATATATAAAAACCTTGGTCTAACTTCTTCCCTAAAGATTCCCAAACCTTATTTGGTGAGCTGAAGCCAAAGATCTGATATTCATCAGAACTTCGTTGGTTTTCTTTAGTTGATGTACCCATCACTTCTTCCTCATTTCCATCGCAACACGGCCAAGCACTTTGATGTCTTCTTCAGATACTTCAATGGTTGACGCGCCAAATGCAATAGCCAACTTCTTGCCCGGTAGTCGCTGCAGATAATTGAGGGATAGGCGACCATCGACATCAATAAGGTAATCACCTGCTACTGGATCAGTGGATTCTTTGTTGATGTAGTAGATACCGGAATCGTCTTCAATAACATGGGTAAAAGAGGGCTTAAGCCCGAATTTATCAAGCGTGACTAAATCCAGAGCGGTTTTCCCTGCTTCAACTAAAGCACCATCAACGAGGTGGAATGTTTGCATTTCTTCTGAGGTTAGAGCGCTTGAGGAATCTTCACCGAACGGTTTCCCTTCACCTAAAGCCATGTAACGAATAGATGCCCCAGTAGCTAAATGAGTTCTAACTATCAGTTCCCAGCCAGTTCGATTGTGCGTGTGCCAAGTCGAAAAGGTAGATTTCGGAATGCCATAGTAGTCAGCAAGCAACTCATATGTTTTGCACTCAGTGACATCCTTTAGCTTTTCAGTGAACTCACGTCCATTTATATATTCAAATGGCGGAACTTTAGCTGGTATTCTAGTCATTGGGTAAACTTCCAATTCATCTGTAAGCATCATAAAAACAAGCCAAAGATCTAAAAATATCCCTTTAGCTAACTTTTGGGGTTGCTATACGACTAACTTTGATCTAATAATTAGTCAAACAGCGAACATGGCTAATCAATGTCACTCAATAGCCATCAAATAATCTCAAACAAATAGGATATCACTTATGGCAACGCTACAAATAGCAATTGATGCGCCTATCTGCACAAAAAAAGAATTTTTACGTCGTACTGGAATGTCTTCTTCTACGTTCGACCGCCAAAAAGACCTTGGCAATATTCCAGTCGTTCCAAAACAAGAAGCCAAAGGCCTGATCATGGTCAACATGGTTAAGTTCATGGAAAAGCTAGCGGCGCAACAAGTATGAGCCTTTCTATGCTTGGGGCTATCCCACCTAAAACCAAACTCACCCTGCAAGATGCAATGAGTGAGTCTTGGGAAGATAAGTATCCAAACAAATGCCCGCTATGGTTTAATTTCGTTGGTTGGGTATTCGTTTTCGTACCGTTTCTCTTCATTTGAGTATTAGTTATGGACGTAAATGACGCAATGTATGTATTACGTGAACGCAAACAACAAGCTTTTGATGCGGCTTGTTGCGATTTTGTTGTCAATCACGATTGTGAAGCGATTGGGCGCAGAATCGGCGTTGATGGGCAAGTCATTCGAAACATGCTTAATCCTGCGCAGTCGAGAGTACTTACACCTGTAGTGCTTAGTCTGATTAGCCGCGACTCTGGTGATTACTCAATCGTAAACACGCTTTTTGCAGATGATGGGGTGGTCACTATCCCACTTCCTAAAGCAGAAGATGAACTGAACCTACTCGAACGAGTTTTAAAACACTCGGCATTTTCCGGTGAGCTTTCTAGCGATGCGTTAGCCATGTGCACCGCAGAGCGTTTACCGCGATCTACCAAACGCAAAACACTCGCCAAAGCACAAGCTGCTTTGGGCAACCTCGTTTTGCTAATCAATGACCTTGAAAACCGCACCACAGGCCTGCAGCCCTTAGTTCAAATGGGCACAGACTTTCTGGCTAATGGTGCTCCAATCCCCGGCATCGCCTAAGGAGTTACAACCATGAGTCAGTTAGCTATTACACAACAAGAAGAATTCCAAAAAACACCAGATGCAGCAGAGAGCATTGAGTCTTGCAGGGCCTTGTTCAATGGCGCCGCGACACGCTGCAAGATTCGCAGTTTCTATAACTCTCTACCGGATAAAACCCGCGGCCTAATTCTGATCGCAGGCGGTATGCCCGCTAGAGACTATCAAAGAAACTTTGACGATTTCACAGACCTTGAGCTGCACAAAGTGCGCAAGGGTATGGGGTATCTAAAAGATGCCATTGTCGAGTTCGACAACAAGTTGGGCGATGTTCGTCGCCTCAAGCACTTCCAATTCAGTAGTACACATTAAACCTAGCCAGCCTTGCCCCTGTAACAGGGGGCTTTTTTTCGTCTTAGCGTAGGAGCATAGAATATGAATAAGACCGTAGCCGAAGTCGCTATTAAGCGCGCAATTCTATCAACCATCAGCAGCTTGTATGCACTAGCTATAGAGAGTGCGGATGTAATCAGTATTCGAATTGAGTATTCATCAAAAATGAAGCTGATGAATATTGTCATTTTTTCGGATACCACTACACATCACGCCCATAACCTAGTGCTGCTGGACAACGAAAAAGCATTGGAAGATTTGTTGGCAGTGGAAGACATGATTATCGAGCGAGTCGCACAGCTCCGCTATGAACAGGAAGCGGAGGAGGTGGCATGAGCAGCACTATCCATGAATTAAAAATTCAATCAGTTCATTTCGCTGACGTTCTTGCACACCGCAAAACACATGAAGTTCGAATCAATGATCGTGATTACCGAGCAGGTGACTGCTTAAACCTACGTGAGATTGATGCAAACGGGGAATACACCGGACAAGAAGCGAATGCCGAAGTTAGCCACGTTTTACATGGTGGTCAGTTTGGTATTGCGGAAGGTTGGTGTGTTTTGTCCCTAAAAAGCGGTACCAGAAAATCAGCTCTAAACCTGATCTGCTTCTTACGTGATCGTCTGCAGGAAACGTGCGACTGCATTGATGCAAGCCACGACATCATAAAACGGTCAGGGCATACGACTGCAGACGCTGAAATGACGGCTAATGATGCTCGTGCATTTATTGATATGGCTAATGAGTTTCTAAGCACTCTTGGGGAGAGTTCAAAATGAGTTCTACCAACGGAAAAGTAATACCACGCGAACTTTACCCAACGCCAGATGAGTGTGTGATCTCTCTGTTGGAAAAGTTGACGTTTCGCCCGTCTGATAAGTTTCTTGAACCTTGTTATGGCACTGGTGCGATCTTTGAAAAAGTCATGTTGCCAGAGAGCCAAAAGTCATTTGCTGAAATCGAAAAGGGCATTGATTACCTAACTACTGATTTCGGTATCCAAGACGTGATCATCACTAATCCACCTTTTTCACTAACGGAAGAATTTATTCGTAAGAGCCTAAGTGAGTTAGCCCCAGATGGGACAATGGCATACCTGCAACGTGTTAACTATTTAGGCTCAACGAAACGCCTACCTTTTTGGCGTGAAATTGGATTCCCTCAAAAAACGCCAGTTATCGTTCCACGTCCTCGCTTTGTTGGTGGTGGTTCTGACTCATGCGAATACATGTGGTTTATCTGGGATAAAGGTAACCGCTTCGATTTGCCTAATGGTCTGAGCAATATCATTTCTGCAGGTCTAGTTGTTTGTGATGAATGCTTACATGAAATCAAGAAGAAAGACTTAGTGTGCCAAGGTTGCGGCGTACCAGTAGTTCATGAGGTGGCAGCATGAAGTTGAACAAACAAGAAGTGAAAGCGATTGAGGATATGCAATCTATTCTTGACGCGATAAAGAATCCCGAGGGCAAAGGTTATGTGTGTTTTTCTAGCGGTGATATTACAGATATTGAGCGCGTTTTAGGTATTGACCTTTGGAAAGCAACATTAGGCAATCGTGATGTAAAGAAAGCTGTTCGTGGTAAAGAGCGCCTGTTGATGAAGATTTGCTTTCAAGCAGGTGGTCAATATCCTGCTGAAAGGCACTGTTTCTTTCCATTTCAGGTTAGAACGAAAGCCACTAAATGAACAATCTAATCGAACCAACTGAAATCGACCTATACGATTTTCCATGGCAAGCCCCTTTAACTGAGGTTGAAGCGGGCTGCTTTGGTTCGCGTCGATACAACTCAATTATTGAACCTGATGATCTTAGTGTTCTGGAACGTAAGCTATTTGACGCTAACCCAGACGACTTCGAGTGGGCGAAAGATAAGATTAAAGACCTGCCGGACTACCTAACCAAGTACTTTGTTACTCGCTACGTTTCGGTATTCGAAAAGAAAGGTCGTAAAGACGCCAACATATTTCTGCGTGAGCGTATGGGACCAGCCGCTGAACGTGCGCTGATGGTTTTACGCAAATACAAAAAGTTACCGACAACCCAAAAGGTTTCTTTGCTTAGTGAAGAGCTTAGCGACACTGAGCAAAGCGACTTTGCACAAAAAGAGCAAATGTGTTTTGACTTCGAAAAGGCAGAGCGCAACCGCAAGCCAGTTAAAAGCCGACTACTGGCAGAACTAGAGCTATCAGAAGTTAAAGACATGGCTTTCAAGATTAGCCAAATCACTAAGGCTAAATTCCCTCTTATCGCTGCACGTGTGGCTAACCGTGATCTGGATGAAGACGAAATTCCAGAGGTGATCGGCTATGAAGAATTAGCCGAATTTGTCTGCCACTTTGGTATGACTCCACCGCGCAAGAAAAGGAAACAAACCGACTTAACCGCACTGAATGACATTTCACGCATGTTAGATGAAAAGTGGTGGTATGGGCGCCTTAACAAAACACGCAAAATCATGCGTGAGCACCTAGCCATTGCTATGGGGCAAGTCTCTTCAAAAGCATCACCTTATGCGTCATGGGATTGTGTTCGAGAGCACCAAGCGCAGCAAACTGCTAACTATGAATACATCAAGCAATGCCAGTTATTAGATGAAGAAACAGGCGAAGAGGCTGATCTATGGAATATGGTCAAAAAGAGTGTGGCTAACCCTGCCATTCGTCGTCATGAATTGATGGTGCGTTGCCGTGGTTGTGAAGACATTGGCAATGAGCTGGGTTTACAAGGTCTGTTCTTAACGTTGACCACTCCATCTAAGTATCACAACTCATACAAGAAAGGCGGCTTTATTGGTCACTGGAACGGTGCAAGCCCACGTGATGCGCAATCTTACCTAAACAACGTTTGGCAGCGAATCCGCGCCAAACTAGGTCGTGATGAAATCCGTTGGTTTGGTGTTCGTGTCGCTGAGCCACACCATGACGGCACACCACACTGGCATTTGCTTATCTGGGTAAAACCAGAAGACGTGATGCAAGTGCGTGACATCTTCATTTCTTACGCCACGCAAGAAGACCGTGGCGAACTGCACCCAGAACTTGAGAAAGAGAAGAAAAAGCCATTCCGAAAAGGTGCTTACGTTGGGCCGCTAGATTACCGCCCACGTTGTGACTTTGGTTTTATTGACCCAGAGAAAGGCACTGCAACGGGCTACATCGCTAAATACATTTCAAAGAACATTGACGGCTTTGCAATGGACGGGGAGATCTCGGACGAAACAGGCAAGCCAGTCAAAGACATGGCGAAGAATGTTAGTGCTTGGAAAAGCCGTTGGAACATTCGCCAGTTCCAGTTCTTCGGCGGTGCACCAGTTACGACTTACCGTGAACTACGCCGCTTCGCTAACCAGAACAAAAAAGCGTTTATGGAATACCTCTTCATGCAAGAGCGTGTCGACCTACTCACTATCTACTCAATGCTGCAGCGTGATCTTGTTGGGCCTATTAAACCTAGCAAGCTGATCACCAATGAAGAGTTAATGAAAGTGATTGGTGATAGCTACCAGTCACGCATGAAGACCGAAGACGCAAGCATCACAGACACTTTAAAAGCTGCTGACCATGGTAACTGGCAAGGTTACATCATGGGGCAAGGTGGCCCATTCGTTAAGCGCGAAAATTTGCTGATCGTGAACTCTTATGAAGTACTGCCGTTCGCTTCACCACATGGCGAAGACGTCCGCAAAATTGAGGGTTTCACTACACCAGAAGAAACCATCAAAACACGCACCAAAGTTTGGACGATTCAGAAGAAATCAAAGGTTAACGATGAAGCTAAAGCGTGCGCTCTTGGGAGCGAAGCGACCGCTTTTGGAGCCTCTGGCTCCTCTCGGAGTTCTGTCAATAACTGTACGGAGCCTGAGAAAGTACAGGTCAGCGATCAGCTAACCCGATTATTGGACCCAGTAAATAAACGGGTGAATAAATCTCCAAATATTGATGAAGCGGCACTGGCCGCACTGCTAAAAGGCAGCTCAATTCGCATCGACGATGCAACCAGTATTCAAATCCGGCCTGCGGAGTTAGACGAACACGGCAATAAACGTCCTGCCCAGTTTGTAGAAGTGAGCCGTCAACGTCCGGACGACACGAATTGGATGGATTTCGAAGGTTGGGACAACTTATTCGCCCAACCAGAAAAGCAAGATTATCAACAACCCGACCTGTCGATTTTCCCTGATGGGGACGACTGGCCGTTAGCATGATGTTACGATTTGAGCAATGTCACGTTTTTAGACATTTTATCAAGTGCCGATTTCTGATTGTAAATGGGTAAATATTTATGGATTTATAACACGTCTGGCTTTGTAACTGATTGAAATTAATTGCTTTTTATTGCTCTGGTTTTAGTCATGTAAATTTATCCAGTACGATTAACGAAACAATGTTTCTTTTGCACGTAAAACATGTTTACGCGGCGCATTTTTATTGCAGTTGACAGTAAAGTTAGAATTGGCACTATAAATACACCCTCCTTTCTCATCTCCCCAAAGTCATTTTTTGTTTAAGCACTATTGCGCCTTTTTCAAATCGTAGCCGAGATTCGCTAGGTTAGTTTTGAGGTGTGTATGGTGTTTATCAACTCGCTAGCCCCAGCTGTGACGGCAAGCTTTGGAAATTTAAAAGCCGTGATAACTTGGAAAAGTTAACCGCATTTTTGGCGGAAATATGGTCAGAACTTTGCCTTACGTGCGTCTGAGTATTGTGAGTACTAAACCGATGAGAGGAGAGCAAATGAGCTACAAAAACATGAAACTTGAGATACTACTAAGACTGATAGAATCTGAGTTTATTGCCCTAGAGCAAGACCCAGAAGAAAGACTGGCACTTTATGAACATTTTGCCTGTATGAGAGATTTTATCTACCAGCATGAAGTTGATCATTAATCACTAACAGCTTTTATCAGCTCAAGTATTGGTTGGCGGATATGGGCAGGGACATGCTTCATAGCTGCCGCCAAGTCTGATTCAGTTGCTGTTCTCTTGTTGAGCTCTGCCCATGCAACATCTAACCAAGTTACATTATAGTACTCCAACAACCCCTTTAGCTCGCTTAGCCTAGGGTCTCGATTGCCTTGTTCAATGCGTTGATAGGATGACAGCGATATCCCAGTTTGAGTTGCAATTTGCTCTTGGGTTTCGCGTTTTGTCATTCTGAGTTGGACTAAATACTCAACTATTGGCTCTAAAGCTTTGTTTTTTCGTGGCACAGTATCACTTTCTCAAGTCAGTTCTGACTAGTTATTGCTATTAATATGCCAACGGTGACGAGGTTTCTAATAATGGTGATCCACATAAACTTTGTGGTTATGCACCTTATGTATTATGCGCAGGCTAGGTAAGAGTTAGCGTCGCATTACAAAAAATTATAGGCGACAAAACTCCACAATAAATTTGTTAGATAAAAACTACTGTATTAATATACAGTAAAATCGTCAGTTAGGAGCCTAAATGTCTGAACTACATAATAATGCGGAGGCATTTGTATTATGTGCAATGGCGGAGAATACAAGTGGTGACCATCAAGAGAATCAAGATACAGGATTATTCTTACTTTCGCTGATTCTTGCCCACAAAAAAGGACAGCTAAAAGCTGTCCATGTTGCGGGGTCTGAATGCGAGAATGAATTGGTTAAAACAAAGCTAACTGCTGCTTTAAGTGGTCACGGTGATCAGGCTTTAGCACCTTGATTAAGCAGTTAGCCAGTTCACTGGTATCTCTCGATGACGGGCTTAGTGTGTGACTAAAATACAAAGACATAACAAACTGATGTTCACACGCTGGGTTCTTACACTCACAATACAGATCTGCACAATCGTTCGATAGGCGGTTGGTTTTATTAATCACCGCCCGTTCGCCACAACCGCAAGTAATGCGACTACCAAACAAAGACGGCTTACTAGTCGCACCAATTCCGAAATGAAGCTTTGACTGTTTTAGTGAGTGGCGATAACCGATAGAACTCACAAAGGTATGCCCACATTCTGGGTTAGAACAAGAACAAGATAAATCTGCGCAATTGGCATCTTTAGCGATGCTTCTACTTACAATCGCGCGTTCACCACATTTGCAATAAACTCGCATACATTGACCTAACTGATTGACTGACGGTTCAATAATAGAATAAGTGCTGTTCTTTTGTACAGTGTCTATTCAATCTCAATCTTGTCCTGATCTTTCTGCTTGATACGGGCCGACTTTCGTGATGCTACTTGTTTGGGTTGTTTGGGTTGTTTGGGTTGTTTGGGTTGTTTGGGTTGTTTGGGTTTGCGAACAGTAATTTTCTGATGACTAAATTGTGAAAGCGGAGCTGCAAGAGATTTCTTTCCTATTTTTTTTCTAAGTGTTTTTTTCTCATTTGAAATTGCCGCGTCTAAATGATTTTTTTTATAAACATTGTCCCCGATGTTTCTTTCAGTTGATATTGCAGATCCTTTCGTCAGTCCATGCTCTTCGAGTTCGCTTATGATTTTAGCGCCGATTAGGGGGGTATTTAGTAATGATTTGGGAAACTTGTATGACTTTGATTCGGAGAATGTACTGGGAGCAACTCGGGATATACAATCATGGTCCACTCCTAAAATTTCAAGAAGATAAGAACACCCAATGCAGCTATTCATGTTGGTGTATATAAATTGTACCTTTGAAAAGTCAAAATCTTTTTCCTTGTTATCAAACATCATTTTTGCTAGAGATTTGAGTGCCATAAACTCTGCATGACCTTCCCCTGTTTTACCGTGAGCGATGTACGAATCTCTCTCGGTTTCGTATTGAACGATACAAAAACAGGAACTATTGCTTGTTGCGTCATCTATGTTTTTATGAGTCGATTCAAGTGAATCACATATGTTTTTATAGTTATCAAATCGATGGTTTTTGTTTTCCTGATGCAGAATAATTTGGCAGTTATCATACATAGCACTATATTTAGCGCTTTCAATTTTATAGGTTTTTGGTGAGTCCTTAATCAGTTCCTTTTTCATGTGCTTCCCTCATCAACAGAGTTTTAGAGATCATAAGGAACTGAAACGGCTTACGATTGGTTTTATTGATGAAAGAAACAGCTCGACCGATTTGTTTCGAGCCCACTCATAGCGTTGTATTGAAATATAAATGCATGCTTCGTGGTATCTCAGGGTCGCTATTCACCTCGTCAATTATCAATTCACAGACGGGAATGATTTCATCTTTAGCGTATTCACTGCCAATCTTGATCGGGTCACCTAGGCTAGTTGTTCCTTGCGGAATAATGCCAGCCTTACCAACTGGGAAACGATGCCCTACTAAGATGTCTTGCGCTGTAATATTCTTGATGCGTTCGAATTCGTCTTTGGTAGCAATATCGCCAACAGGTATCAACTGAATACCTTTTTCATGGCCGCCGGGTATATTGACGAACATGCTGCGGAAATTACCCACACCTTTAGAGCTGGCGATTTTGTCTTTGAGCATCTTTTCGTCATCATCACTCAGGTTTGGGTCGGTCGCGTAGAAGATAAAGCCCATGTGAGCCCCGTTCTTGTAGTATCGGCGTCGGAACAGCGTCGCGTCCTTGTTCAGTAAGCTGCTTTGTAAACTACCCAAATAGTCCGGTAAGCCATATATCTGTTGTTGCAGGTCCTCTTGGGGTAAAAATATGACGTCCTTCTGTTTGTATACTCGCTGTTTGTTGTCTCGTTCAAGTAACACAAAGTCACCATTTTTGCGTCGTCGTGAATGCATACTTGGTAGTGGAAACAGTCGAACTACACGGCCGAAGCCGTCACGGATTTTCAAGAATGCTGCATCGCCAAAGGTAAAGTAGTTATTGCAGAACGCTTGCATCTGTCTACGTCGAATGCCGCCACCATTTATGAATCGAGCAGCTACATAGTTGGCGCGTGCCTTGAGCAGTGAGCAATGGTAGGCGTTGGCGCGTGATGTTTCCGCCAAACCTTGTCGCGAGATTGGTGGTTCCCAGTAGTCATCATCTTCGTTATAAAAAAGCTCATTGTATGACGTCATCCAACTGCTAGAGTCGATAGCTTCTGGCGAAGAGTCAATGTGGTAAACAGATTCTGCATGTTGTTCTTCTTGCGTAACGAGTGTTTCTGTTGTGTTGGTCATGTTGCAGTGGCCCAGGTTGATTTAGTTGGAGTATCGTGATCTAACGGTTCGTTAATAATGGCGTGTGAAATAGCCCAAAACGCATCTGCGTGGCCTGTTGTTTCACTTCGCTCGGCTTTAAAGGTCATAGCGTTACCGCTGTTGGTTGGTACACGCTTAATCGCCATGAATGCCATAGCAATGTCTTTGTGCTGCGCATCAAACTGCAGTCGCTTGGCTTCTACAATGTCGATCATCTTCATCACAAGGCGATTCTTGTTTTCGTTGCTGTAATGTATGGCGTGGGCTTCACGTGGGTGCTTTTTCTTGATTAAGTCCCAAACACCGCCGCCAATCCCCGTAGTATCAACACCTATGTAAGTGACTTTGTAGCGTTTAAACACTTTTTCAATTTCACTCACGTGGTACTGGAAGTTAAGCCCTTTCCAGTAGTGCTTTTCTAAAACACGGAACTTTTCCCCCGCAACTGCAGGTGGCGCTATTACCACTAAGCAAGCATTATCGCGTGTTCGGCTAGGGTCATAACCCAGCCATACTTCACGTCCAGCAAACGGTGATTTTGTTTTCGGCTTGAAGTCCTGCCATTGGGCAGAGTCAACCATACCTTTTTCGAGGTCAGTGAATTTGAAGACAGACAAAGAGCCGTCGACGAAGACACACATAAACAGGTTGTCGAAATCGTCTTTGCTGTATTCGTCCTGCAGTTCTTCAATATCAAATAGGTCACAACCGCCTGCTGCGGCGTCTTCAATAGTAACGACATAACGCCACTGCTTATCAGGACAAAGCACACCACCATTGCGGTATTCTTCGAACGTTGGAAACTCAATCTTGGCGCGTGAATCTCTGCCTTTTCTCCATTGATCGCCCGTCCAAAATGGGTATGCCTGGTGCATTTTTGATGAGGGTGTCGAAAAGTAGGTTTTACGCCATTTTTTATGGGTCGCCATTGCCGAAGCGAGTTTGTTTAGTTCGTCAAACTTCGGTATCCAGAAGTATTCATCAACATAAACATGGCCATGGTAACTCTGCGCGGTTTTGCTGTTGGTCGATAAAAAGCGAAGCTCAGCACCATTAGAGAGAATGATCGGATTTCCGGTCAGCTCGATGTCTAAGAACTCTTTTGCAATCGCAATGATGTAACTGCGGAAAACTTCGGCTTGTGCTCGTGATGCTGACAAAAAGATTTGGTTATCACCAGTTAGAATCGCATCTTCTAAAGCCTCACCACTGAAATAGTAGGTTGCACCAATCTGGCGGGATTTAAGAATGTTTCGAATACGCTGTTTGATGTTGTTGCGCATTACGTGCTGATAGGCGAAAAGCGAATCGTGCCACGTGGCAAAGTCTTCTTCACTCAGTTCGCTAATGTCATTCTTTTTGCCTTTACGTTTCTTATTCGATTTTGAGTTGCTGCCAGATTGCTGATCACCACGGTTACTTTTGTTCTCGTGTTTTTTGTTGCCAGCATTTAAAGGCTGTTCACCTTGCTGCTTTTCTTGTGCCCTTTGTTTCTTCAAAGCTGCGTGATGCTTGATAAGCCTATCGAGCATGTCTAGCTGGTTCTTGCTTGGGTCTTCCAATTCGAGCAACGTTTGAATGCGGTTTGCTATTGCTTCATCAATAGTTTGTTCACGCAACATATCGCGCCAACCGAATTTATCTGCCCAGTAATAAATGATGCGCTCATTATTCAGGTTCAGTTCGGTAGCGATTTCACGTGGCGTCCAAGCTTTCAAATAGAGTGCTCGGGCGGCTTGTCGTACTTCGGGAGAATATGCCATAAGCGCATCATACGCCCCGAAATCTCGCAAATGACTAACCGAAATTCGGATGAATTCGGATATGGGCTAAATCCGAATTCCTAGGAATTGAAGTGGCTGAAACCACCCATTCAAAGGCGTATTGTTTGCCGTGACCGAGATTTATTTGACGTGATTTAGCTAGGCAAACGACAAACATGAGCAAAACCAGTGATTGGAAAATTGTTGCAACTGATGGAGCCACTGTAGATGGTCGCCAAATAACTGCAGCATGGATTAAAGACATGGCAGCGCTGTATTCAACATCTGAGTACACCGCGATGATCTGGCCTGAACACGCACGTTCTCACTGGAATGTGTTTGAGGGTAAAAACTGGGGTGTAGTTGAAGAGCTAAAAGCCGAAAAGAAAGACGGCAAGTTGAGGCTATTCGCCAAGATTACGCCAAACCAATATTTGCTTGATGCTAACCAAGACGGACAAAAGCTATTTACATCTATTGAGCCGAATCCTGATTACAAAGGCGAGGGGCGATGTTACCTGATGGGCCTAGCTGTGACTGACTCCCCAGCATCTACAGGAACAGACCGCCTTGAGTTCTCACGCAAGCAAGGTGAAGTGACCAAGATTGAATGTAGTGATCTTGAAGAGTTAGACGTGTCTGAATGCTTCACAACAAATCCTATCTCTAAGTTTTTCTCAGATTTGGCAAAACATTTCCAATCTGGCGGGGCACTGCCAGAAATCACACCTGTAGAGCCTGAACCAGAGGACATTGACGTGACTCCAGAGCAACTAGAAGCACTATTTGATAAAAAATTTAGTGCCTTAAAAACCGAGCTGAAAGATGAACTCAAGCAAGAGTTTTCTCAGCAAAACCCAGAACCAGAGCCAGAGCCGGAAGTAAATACAGGGACAACTGTTGAACAGTTCTCTGCAGCTTTGGATGACAAACTCAATCCAATCCTCGAAAAAGTGTCGGGTTTGGAAACTAAGTTCGCAGAACTTTCACAAGAAGTACCGGGACAACTGCCAGACCCAGCAGGTGCAGGTGAAACCCGAATGGAGGTGGTGTAAATGCTGAACGCTATATCTACTGAGTATCTCGAAGAGTACTGCCAAGAAATTGCCATAGCGGCTGAAGTAAAGGATGCGGCTAAGCAGTTTAACATTTCTCCAGTAATGGAAACCAAGCTTCAGCAGGCGATTGTTGAGTCCGATTCATTCCTTAACCTGATCTCTAACATTCTTGTCGACCAGATTAAAGGTCAGGTGATTGATGTGGGTGACAGTGGCTTAACCACTGGCCGTGTTAAAGATGGTCGCTTCAGTGCTGAGCTCTCCCAATCGGGTAATACCTATGAACTGATTGAAACCGACTCAGGTGCGCATATCAACTGGATTACCTTAACTATTTGGGCCAACTCAGGCACTAAGGGGCAGTGGTCTAAGTTGATGAACAATGCAATTACTCGAAGCTTTGCTTTGGATAAATTGCGCATTGGCTTTCATGGTACCGCTGCGACAGCAGATACGACCAATCCATCAACGAACAAGCTAGGGCAGGATGTCAATAAAGGTTGGCTGGCGATAGCGAAAGAAAAAGCCAGTGAGCAAGTTTTGTCTGCTGCGACTTTAGACCCGTCTGCTCAAACTCCCGATAGTTACAAAAACCTTGATTCCTTGGTGAATGATCTGGTCAATACCACCATTCATGAGGTGCATGCTGAAGATGCGGATTTAGTGGTGCTAATCGGGCGAGACCTAGTTTCAGCAGAGCAACACCGATTGCTAGAAGCGGCCGACGTTCCCACAGAACACAAAGCGGCGCAGCAACTTGCTAAAACGATTGCAGGCAAGAGAGCCTACATTCCACCTTTCTTCCCTAAAAACATGGTCTGGGTGACGAACCTTAAGAACCTGCAGATTCTTACTCAGAAGGGTACCCAGTGGCGTAAGTCAGGCAATGTCGAAGACCGTAAACGTTACGAAACGTCTTATCTACGTATGGAAGGTTATGCCATCGGCAACTTGCACAAGTTTGCTGCTATAGAAGCGGTCACGGTTGTTGACCCTGCGCCAGCAGCATAAGGGGTGAAATATGGTTAGCCCATTAGCAAGACAGCGCAAACAAATTCTTGAGAAGCAAGCTAACCCGTCTGCATCGGAAATGAATTCCGGTGCAGATGCCGAAAGCCTGCACATCAAACTGATCGACTTTGAAGCAGACCGTAAGTACCTAAAACAGCTCAATGCTATTGAAGACAAAGTGAAGCATAAGCGAGACGTTTTAGTACCTAAGCACAAACCTTACGTGGAAGCGTATTTGGAAAGAGGCGAAGTATTCGAAAATCCAATCTTTACCAATATGGTGATTTGGCTGTTCGATGTCAACGACATGGAAACCGCTATTGATTGGTGTTTGAAAGCTATTGAGTTGGACTTGCCTACACCTGACAACTTCCTTCGAGATTGGCCGACTGTCTGCGCTGATGCAGTGCTTGCGTGGGCAGAAAAAGAATCTGGCCGTGGTCACTCAATTGAACCTTATTTCAGCAAGGTGTTTGAAAAGGTCGAAAAAGAGTGGCGATTGCATGAAGAAGTTCATGCCAAGTGGTACCGATTCGCAGGCTTGTACCTTATTCGAAATGAAGAGGGCCAACCACAACCAACGGCAATCGGGTGTTTAGAAACACTAGAAAAAGCCTTGGTGCTTCTGCAACACGCTCACGACAAGTACGACAAAGTGGGTGTGAAAACCAAGATTGGTCAAATCGAGCAACGTATTCGTGCCATCAAAGATGGCAAGAATCTTTAAAGACTCCTACGCCGCCGAGCCTCGGCTGGTGAGGTAAGAGTGCCAATCGGCTAACTCAATACCGTCGACCCAGTGGCTAGAGGCTCACTTATTTAAAGAGGAATAACGATGTTTACGGGATCTTCCGGTTCAGATTACCAAGCGACAGAAATCACCAATGACGGTTTTTGGCCGAACATCAATGCCGGTGACTTTGAAAAACGTCGCGGTATTCCTGCAGCTCAAGATTCAGAACGTATCGCTATTGCTCTGGTTAATGCTGTTTCGGAAGTTAATAAGCAACTTGAAGACTTAAAAGCGAAGTATCAGGAAGAGGGATATGCAACTGCTCGCGATGTTCCTGCTTTTCCGGAAATGCTTGGTAAAAACCGTGTTGTATATCAATACGAATCAGCAGTATTTGCGAGAGCCAAAGCTGACTTGCTACCAGACATTGCAACTGTTCATACCAAGGATAAAGGCGACCATATGGCAGACAGAAGCGCAGAGGTGCGCACTGAACTGCTTTCAGAAAGCCAGCGCATTATTCGAAATATGAAAGGACTAAACCGTTCATCGGTGGATTTGCTATGAGTACGCAGTATCAAGCAGGTTACAAGCTGCGTGACCTAAAGGAATCTTTAATCAGCGTTGTGGGCGACAAGATAGCCAAGCGCATGGAATGTGAAATGGGCAAGGTTGAGTTGAAACTCGAAACCAAGCACATGGGCCATGGTTTTGAGCTGCTTTATCAGCGTTACGTTGCTGAATTCTACTTTGGCAAATTTCCTTTCAAAGAATACGACCCTGCAGTGCTGTTTGCGAATGTTGGGGCTTGGTTGATGGATAACGATTCCGAACGCTTTCACATTGAAGACTTAGACGACCCAGACGTAGATGTAGTGCTGGAAGATGAGAAAAACGCCGAAGTGCTGATCTCAGTGATGTTTGAAGAACCAGTCAAAGTGGCTGCTGACCCAGACGGGCCAATCCATTGGAATGGTCAACGCTGGAAGATTGAAGAGTACGAAATTTGGCAGGCGGAAAGGCTATCAAATGTAGTTATTCGCAATGTATGAGATACGAGCAGATAAGCGCAGTTATCTGCGAGTTAAAGAGCAATTCGAGCTGTTAAAGCTTGATAAAAAAGCCAGAGCCAGAGTGCTTAAAGAGCTTGGTAAATACATCACCAAGACGACAAAAAAGAACATTCGCGCACAGCGTGACCCAGACGGTAAATCATGGTCAAAGCGCAAAAAAGGTAGGCGCAAGATGCTTAGAGGCTTCACCAAGAAGCTAAAGCATTTTCAAAAAGACAATAACCGGGTTTTGGTTGTTGGTTGGCCCTCAAGACGAGGAACCGTAGCACTGGCTCATCATACAGGTGAAGCGGAGAAAAGCGGTTTGCAACAGAGATTCAAGCAAGCCAAGAAAGCGAAAGAGCCAAAGAAAACCGACCCAGCAACTAGAGAGCAAGCCAAAGAGCTACGCGATTTAGGTTACAGACTTCCGCCCCAAGGCAGGCAGAAGAGAGGCAAAAAGCCAACGCTCAAATTCATTACTCAGAATATGACCGTAGCTGAAGCCGCAAAACTGATTAGTGATCTGGAAAACAAAACTCCATCACGTAAGTGGGAAGTAGATCGCCCAGAACGCCGATTGATAGGCATTAGTCCCAAACGGGCAGCAATGATTATCAAGCGGGAATTGAATCGAAACAGGAGCAACTAAACATGGCATGGCCTACCGTCATTATTAACATTCTGAACATGATGCGCGGACCGATTCCGGGCGTTGAATTTCACTTTCTGTTTGTTGTGTACGGCACAGTCGCAGGAACAGAGCGCAACCTAATCATGGTGGACAACACCACGGATTTTGCAGATAGCACGTTCGATAACATCGACCCTGTGCACATACTTACGCTAAAAGCCGCCCAGTTAAACGGGAAACAGAACTGGACTGCAGGTGTGATCGTCTTAGACCCCGCAGACAGTTGGCAAGCCGCAGTGTTTAAAGCCAATGAAACATCAAGCTTTGAAGCCGTAGTGCTTGATAAGCCAGATACAGGCACATCGACGCTTGAAGATGCTGTTGCTTTCCGCACTGAACTGAAAAACAAGTTAGGCCGTGAAGTGTTCATGATCTGCACCTTGCCGGGTATCAATGATGATTCGGTGACGGGTGAAACATGGGCGGAGTGGTTGGCTGCGACAGTTGCGGTACCAACCAGCATCGCAAGTGAGTACATCACCGTCGTTCCTCAAGTTCACAAAGAAAATTCAACAGTAGGTATTTACGCTGGCCGCTTAGCAAACCAAGAAGTGTCTATTGCTGATTCCCCTGCACGAGTCAAAACAGGCAGCGTATTGGGTAGCATGACTCTAGCAACGGATAAAGACGGCAAACCGTTGGAGTTGGCAACCCTTAAAGCACTGGAAACCGCCCGAATTGCGGTTCCAATGTGGTACCCAGATTATCCGGGGCAGTACTGGACAACGGGCCGTACTTTAGATGTTCCGGGTGGTGACTTTCAAGATATTCGCCATATCCGTGTTGCGATGAAAGCAGCCCGTAAAGTTCGTGTACGTGCGATTGCTCGAATCGCTGATCGTGAGTTCAATTCAACGCCGGGCAGTGAAGCAAGCGCAAAACTCTACTTTACCCAAGACCTGCGCGAAATGGCGGTAGTAACGAAAATTGGTGACTACGAGTTCCCCGGTGAAATCAAACCGCCACAAGATGAAGACATCACCATCACTTGGATTAACAGTGAAGAAGTGGAAATTCTGCTAGCTGTTACGCCTTATGAATGTCCAGTGAAAATCACAATCGGCATCATGCTTAACCAACGTCTAGGAGAGTAATCAATGACTTCTCGTTATACAGGTCGAAGCTTCGACGTAAACATGCTGGGTGTTCTGGTTCATGTGGAATCGGCAACCGCAACCATCAATGACGAATCAGCCGTTGATAAAGAGCGTGGGATTCCAACGGGCTTTACTCATGGTGCAGTTAGCTGTGATGTGGAATATGAGTTGGATTTAAACAACTTCCGCAAGTTGCAGCAAAAAGCACGTGAAGCAGGTAGCTGGCGTGGCATCAAGCCTCACGATTGCATGTTCTATGCAAATACAGGTGACGATGAAGACAAAGTTGAGTTGTTTGGTGTGAAGCTCCAAATCTCTGATCTACTGAGTGTCGACCCTAACAGCAGTGATAAGACCAAACGCAAACTTAAAGGTTTTGTGACGAGTCCGCACTTTGTCCGCATCAATGGTATTTCATACCTGAGTTCAGACGACACACGCGGTCTGCTTTAAGCCTAACTAGAGAGATAACGAATGCCGGATTTTATCGACCATGCCAGTAGTAATGAAGCCAAATTCACCGAAATTGCTATTGCAAGCCAACTTAAACGGTCAGTGCAGAAAGGCCACCAAGAAAGCGCGGAAGAGTGCCACGAGTGTGGTGATGAAATCCCAGAGCTGCGCCGTATTAACGTCGCAGGTTGTAAGTATTGCGTTAGCTGTCAGCAGCTAGCAGAGAAAGGTCTAATTTAGGGTTAATCCATGAAAAAGTACTTGATGAAACGCCGCTACTTTGAACACGGAACGTATTCGACGTTGCACCGTGAAGACGGTAGCAAAGTGTGCTGTGTTGTAGAACGCCCAATGCTGAACAACAAACCCAGTGAATCTTGCATTGTTGAGGGTACCTATAGTCTGTTCCCTCATCAGTCACCACGATTTGGCGATTGCTATGCCTTAGAAGCTGACACGTTGGGTGTAACTCGACAAGGGCCAAGCTTACGCACACACATTCTGATTCATAAAGCTAATTCACCTAAAGAGTTACAAGGCTGTTTAGCACCAGGTGTTGATTTTGGGTTTGTGAATGGTGAGTGGGCGGTGGTGAACTCAACTGCTGCATTCAATGCGTTAATGAAAGAGTTAGCCGGCGAAGCTGCGCAACTTACCATCATTAAGGACTGACTATGTGGGATAAGGTTAAATCGCTGATCGGTAATTCTGCCCCTTTGATTGGAACGCTAATTGGTGGCCCTGTTGGTACCGCTGTAGGTGGTTTGGTGTCTAGTGCTCTAGGTGTTGAAAATACACCGCAAGCAATAGAGCAAGAGTTAGCTGCAAATCCAGAAGCCGTTTTGAAACTCAAACAGTTAGAAGTAGAACATGAAGTTGAACTCAAACAGTTGGCATTTGAACATGCAAAACTTGAGAGTGAAGAGCGTAAATTGGCTATGACTCAACAACACGCAACGATGCAGGCCGAGCTTGCCAGCAATGACCCTTACGTGCGCCGTTGGCGTCCAACTTGGGGTTACTCGATGTGTGCCGCTTGGGTATTGCTGTTCTTGAGCCTTGCAGTGGTCATGATGTTTTATCCAGAGCATGCAGCCAATGTCGTGAATAGCGTGGTAGCAATGACGCCATTGTTTGGTATTGGGCTGACAGTGCTTGGTATCAACATTCATAAACGTTCGCAAGACAAGCAAGTGTCTATGGGAAAAACACCATTAGGTACATTCAACACCCTAAAAACAGCGGTTAAAGGGGGCTAAATGGCGGATTGGGTGGCTGCACTCGCAGCAGTAGGAATGCTGATTGCCGTAGTAGTGGGTGCGGTTATCACTCGATTAACAGCCGTTTCTAAAGATTTGGCAGAACACAAAACCCACGTAGCTGAAACCTACGCAACTAAAGACGATGTAAAAGAGTTGGGCGACAGAATGGAACGCAACATGGCATCGGGCTTTGATCGAATATACAACTTATTGAAAGGAAGAGACGCAGCATGACTAAACCTGCTTTCACATCAAAACCTGTAGAAGTGACTATCGGTGGTACTGATTTCGAATTCACACCAACGGTGCAAGATGCGAATAACTATACCAATGACATGATGCCAAATAACAAAGTGGCTCCTGCATATACGTATTTGACTCGCACAGTTAAAACAGAGCAGAAAGATGCGCTGATCGATTTGCTTGATAGCGTTCCCGGTTTAACCATCGAGCTATATGCAACCGTGAGTAATGCCTCTAAAGGTGGCATTGAAATCTCACTAAAAAAATAACTGACAGGGCAAAGCGGATTGAAGATAACCCACTTGAACAAGCCTTTGCCCTGCGTCGTCATTTTCTCCCCAATGAACCAGACGACGAACAAAGTTTAAGCCGCGCTATCTGGCTGGATAAACACCAGTTCGAACGCAGCGAGCGAGCAGTAATGAGCGCAATTAGCCGATTGTTTAGTAAGTAAGGTAAGCATCACGCATGAGTATGGAAAAGCTACTAATGCATGTGGCACTGGTTGACCAAGTCACCCAACCATTACAAGGCATTACCAAAGAAGTGCAATCTTCCATGGAAGCAGGCAAACAAGGCATGCAGAACATGGCGACAGGTGGCGCAGGTTTGGTTGCTGCTGGCTTTGCTATCCAAAATGCGTTGATGCCTGCGATTGAAATGGACAGAAAACTAGGGGAAGTGAAATCACTTGGTGTTCTTGATGAAGACTTAACCAAGCTATCTAGAACGGCTCTGTATACGTCGGTTCAATATGGTAAATCTGCCACAGAGATGGTTGGTGCAGCTTACGATATTAAATCAGCTTTTGGCGACATTGATGGTGAGAGCCTTGCTGATATTACTAAAAGTTCCGCTGTATTAGCCGCAGCGACTAAAGCCGATACAGCAACCATCACTGACTACATGGGTACCATGTATGGAGTATTTAAAAACTCCGCTGATGAAATAGGTGTAGGCGAATGGTCTAAGCAAGTCGCTGGCATGACCGCTCAATCTGTTGAGATGTTCAAGACCACAGGCGCAGGAATGAGCAGTGCATTTACCAGTGTGGGGGCGAATGCAACGGCGGCAGGTATCGCCATGGAAGAGCAAATGGCGATTTTGGGTACTCTGCAGGCGACGATGAGTGGCAGTGAAGCGGGTACTAAGTATCGTGCTTTCTTGGGTGGGGTAGCAAAGGCTCAAGATGAACTCGGGCTCAGTTTTACGGATAGTCACGGCAATATGCTTCCAATGCTCGAAATTCTTGAAGAGCTAAAAGGGAAGTACGGGGACACCTTATCAGTTGCAGAGTCTGCAGAACTCGATAAAGCGTTTGGCACAAAAGAAGCTACCGCCATGATCAAGTTACTTATGGCTGATACAGAAGGGCTAGCTGGGAGCATTGATACTCTTGGCCAAGTGCAAGGCATGTCAAAAGCCGAAAAGATGGCCAGTGCGATGACTGACCAGTGGGAACGACTTCAAGCCGTTTGGTTTGCCGTTCGCGCTGCGGTTTTTGGCGCTGTCCTGCCGTCTATTAATGCGGTGGTGGGTTCAATGGCTGATGGTCTAATGGTCGTTGTAGGTTGGACTGATGAATTTCCTTGGCTTGCTGAAATTCTGGGTTATGTCGCTATTGCGGGTTTATCCCTTGGAGGCGTAGTCGCAACACTATCGCTTGCCATGGGTATTGGGCAAATGATGTCTGCAGGTTGGGCCGTCACCATGACAGGCTTAAACAGCATCATGAAACTGCTACGCATTACCACAATTGCAAGCACTGCCGCTGCTTGGCTATTTAATGCCGCTTTATGGGCGAACCCAATCACTTGGGTAGTGGCTGGTATTGCACTGCTTATTGGCGGTGTGGCTGCTGCAATCTATTGGTGGGATGACTTAACCGCAGCATTCAAAGATACGGATTGGTTTGATGTTATTGCCGTCGCGATTGAGAGCATTGTTGACTTACTGAACATGATCCCTGGTGTGGATATTGAACTGGGTAGCAAGGTTGATACGCCAGAAGTGAGAGCAGCAGTTCAAGCCGAGCGAAACGCACCTACATCAATTCAGCCAATGGCGTTCGACGCTCCAGAAATGCCAACGGGTAAGGGTGGCAGCATTGCCGAATACAAACAGCCGGGAGCAATGCCAACACTACCTCCAAGCATGGTTCAAAACGTAACGACTACCCATAAACCACAAGGCAGCAAGATGAACTCATACGGTGATGTTTACATCACTACGCCGAATGGAATTACACCAGATCAGTTAGCCGAATGGGATGAACTCAATGCCGGATAGTAAGAAGTACATCGACATTAAAGTGATTGACGGTGGCTGGGATATGGACGCAGGTCAGCAGCCTGCCGAATGCAGTGATTTATACAGCATCGCACAAGATATTAAGCACGCCATTATGGAGTCGGGTTTGGCCCGTCAATTGGTTGCTGAACGTAACCCAGCATTACGCGCTGATGTGATGGTGCAGATTGAGCAGTTAGCTGAGCGTGATGTGAGAGTCGTTCCCGGCACTGCAACGGCAACAGAGCTAGAAGCGGGTGAAGTCACCTTAACGGCAACCGCTTATGAATATGGCGATCTAGAACTTTCTGTAGGAGAGAACGAGGCATGAGCAAACGACCAAACGCAGACTTTGTTGAGATTCTAAGTGAATCGGGTGTGCCTGTTACCGAAGATGAATTTGAAGCGAAGCTAAAACAAGAAGTCGTGGGAGCTGGCAGCAAGGTATCTAACGACTCTGAAATGTCACCGTTTTGGCGATGGGTTCGCGCCGCTGTAGTTACGCCATGCGTGTGGCTGATCAGAACACTACTAGCTGAACATGTTATGCCAAATATGTTTGTGGCAACTGCAGAACGTTGGGCTTTAGATCTGAAAGCTTGGGAACACGACATCGAGCCGAAAGACGCAGAGAAAACACAAGGCAATATTACCTTAACCAAGGCGAACGCTGCTGATGCTGTCACGATAGAAGCGGGTAACTTGGTTCAAACCCTGCCGATAGATGGTGTGGTGTATAAAGTTCGAGTGCTTGCTGAAACCGTGATTGATGCTGGGCAGTTAACGGGCAACGTTCTGGTTGAAGCTTTAGAGGCAGGCGCAGCTTTTAACTTACCTGCAGGTTACTTCAATATCATTCCAGAGGAAATTCCGGGCATTGTCGATGCGGTTAACGAACCTAACTGGATAACCAAACTAGGCGCAGACGCTGAAAGCAATGAAGAACTGGCACTGCGTATTCAGAACGCTTTCACCAGTTCGGGTGAATGGCACATTGATGATGTTTACCGCTCCATTATTTCCAGTGTTGCTGGGATTCGTAGCGATAACATCTATTTCAACAATACAGGTGAAGTGACACCGGGCACTGCAGAAGCATTGATCTTGATGGAAGTCGGAGCAACACCACAGCCCGTTCTTGACCAGTTAAATGACCACATTATGGCTAAAGGGCATCACGGCCACGGTGATGTACTGACTTGTAAAGCTATTTCAGATACTGAGCACGATGTGATCGCCGATGTTGTTTTGGTGGCGAACTTAGACGAAGCAACCAAAGTTAATCAGCTGCTAGAAGTTGAAGACCGTATCAGGGCGGCATTTCGTGAGACTGCAGCTTATCCAGAAATGACCCGCGCCAAACCAGAAAGCCGCTTTAGCCTTTCTCTGCTTGGTACTGAAATTCACACCAATATGGCGCAGGTCGAATCGGTAAAGTTTACCGTAGGCGGAAAGGTTCAAGAGGACATTATGAGCGATCTAGAGCAGCCACGTTTGAAGACGCTAACGGTAAGGTAGTAAGCCATGTCTGAACCTCAAAGCTACAACCAAGAGCAACATGCACCAGAGTTACCGGAAACGGTTGTTCCATGGTGGCAAGACGGCAGCACCACATCGGAAGAAGTCAAAGAGCCGCACTTTCTATCAAAAGGCGTGTTCGCATTTTTCCAAATGGTTTGGGGTTGGCTACTGTTCCCGCTTCGCCAAATGGATGCGCTGACATGCAGCGAAAATACCTTGGAGCTAATGGCTTGGGATAGAGACATCAAACGTTTTGAGGGTGAGCCGCTTTCGCTGTTTCGCAAGCGAGTGAAATACGCTGCCGTGAATGCCAAAGACGCAGGCAGCGTTGCAGGGTTTAAGCGAATTTTTGAAAGGTTGGGCATTGGTATCGTTGCGTTTAAAGAACGTGAAGATGCAGTGCAGTGGGACGTTTGCACCATTGAGTTAACAGACGGTGATATTTCCAATAACACCAAGTTGGTTCAAACACTAATCGAACAGTATGGCCGGACATGTCGCCGCTACCGTTTTCAAGTGACGTTCCCGACAACCTTAACCGTTGCCAGTGGTGAGTTCTCACACAATTTCAGCCTGTTTCTAGCAGAGACTAAACAAGCCGTTGAAATGAACATGAAACCGCAGCCAGTCGAACATCAACAACAAGTATTTATTGCCAGCCTTTAGTTGGTAAAAATTTGTACAGGTATCTGGGAGGTACCCAATGAGCCAAACGGCAATCCCGCTCGAATTTGAGCGTTACTTGCAAAATCAGATTAGTGTCGGTGATGCACCAGACATGAATGAAATGATTTTTGCGCACATTCCGGGGCTAGACCCAAGCCAGCCAATTAACCGTGAAAATGGTTTGCCTGATGTTTCGCTATGGGTACACCAACAAGACATCGACCAAGTGGGCAAACTTGGTGACAACGCACTGGCGTATTCAGTTGTGATCCCCGGTACCGTTGATGAGTTCACCTTTAACGCGATTTATCTACGTGACAAAAATGTGCTGAATTCTTGCGGAATGGTGGTGCACAAAGCCATTGAGACCAAAGAAAACGGTATGGCTAGCACTAAGTCATTGGTGCAAGCCTATGACGGAGCCGCGCAAATCGCTGGAATTACCGTTGATGCTTCGACTTGGCAGATTGACTATCAAGCTCGTTTAAAAGGCATCGAAGAAGACCACCGTTTGGCCTGCTTAGATAACTACGGTCACACGGCTTTTGTTGATGGGTTTGACGTTACCCAACAAGCCGACCCGAACAAATACAAAGTGATTCCTGGTATTGTTTATGTCGGTGGCTTACGTGGTGTACTGGCTCAAGAAGTAATTCAAACCATAGTCAATAAACCCAATGGTTTGTATGTGGATGTCGTTCGCCAAGGTACCGCGCTATCAGTGTGGGAAAACAAAGTCACGATTGCAGTTTCTGAAACTGAGCTAACCGATTATGTGGACGGAAACGGTAATCAGCACTATGTCGCTAAACTGGCCGGAATCAATGCTGACGGTTCTGTGGTTGATTGGCGTGTTAAAGGTGAAATAGCAAAGCTAAAAGCTACCCAACTGGTTGCTGAAGCTGGTCAGAGTGTCGATCACTGGATGACCCCCTTAACCACGCACCAAGCGTTTAACCAATTCGGGTTAGGTAAAGGGGTTGTTTTTTCCGGTGATGATTTTCATTTGCTGACGAAAGCGGGACAGTTCAGGGTTCACACTAATTCGTCGACGAAAAACGTGCCGTTTGGCTTGGAAGGTCATTGGTTTGATGTGATTGTGACGGGGACAATAAACGGTCGTTCTGCGCTGATAGCAGTTGATTACGGCAATGCGAACGAACCTCGGATTTTTCACAAGAGTAATGCAAACAATGTGTGGTCTGATTGGGTAGAATTATCCCACTCAGGGAATCTTAAACTGCCGATTTACCCTGAAATAAAAACCGATGGCAATGTGGTAGGTTTAAAGCTCACAGGAACAGAGTTAACGGTTTATAACAACCCCGTGTACTTTTATGGTTGGCAATTACACCGAATCAATCCAACGGGCACTAAGTTCACGCTCGATTTGTCGAAAACCTATCATTTACGCTTTTCTATCCAATCAGGACTTAAGTTAAAAGACGTCACGGATGCGACTTATAATCCATCATCGAAAGCAGAAACGGACGCGAGCTTTGATAGTACCTATGACGACATGTTGCTTGCCAAGATTGAAGCGGGGACGCTGGTCCCTCTCATCAATAAGCCTGTACTTTATGCAGGAAACCAGATGAAAGGTGAAAACAATAACCCGACGCACCCTGCTCGAATTTTTACGTTCAATTGGGCAAGAACGCCCATTCAAGCTGAGGGTTTATTGCTTGGTATTAACGGTCACTCATTGGCTGCCTTTGAAGATTGGAACAACTCTGCCCGTGAAGGGCTCACCGGATTTGATGTCATGCTAGTAGCGCTTGATAGGTACAAGGTTCATCATAAATACCGAGCGATGGATGACAATCCAAGTTGGGAAGGGGGAATTATTGGCACTCGATTTAAACAAGAGGTGAGAGCATGATAACAGTACAAGTTCAATCGAATAGTGATATTCCCAATCTAGCCTCTGGCTCAATGCCTAACTTGTTGACTGTGCCGGATGCTTTGATAAATGCGTTGTCACTAGATCGCGTCCGAGTGGTTGACGGTGAGCTCGTTGATGCGGCGGTTTACTCTTGCTTTTACATCGATGCAGTTGGGGTTAAGCACATCGAACGCTATGATGAAACGTGGCAGGAAATCGAGTGCGGTTATTCTGATGTGCTTGTTAAAGATGGTTCAGCATGGCGATTGAAAACAGAACAAGATCTTTATCAAGAGCAATACAAAGCTGTGGATGATAAGCGTCAAATGGAATATACCCAACGCGTCAGACCGTATCTTGAAGAAGCAGAAATCAAAAAGCACATGGGCGACCAAGCCGAATACACTCGATTGATGGACTTAGCCGTCCAAGAGCGTGAAGAGATTCAAACCGAAAACCCTTGGCCGACTTCGCCAGAGGTCTAATCTATGTGGAAACAAACCCCATTAAGTTGGCCTAGCAGTTCGCAAGCAATTCAAACCAGTGCTGAGCGGGTAACTGACCAAATCGGCACAACGATGAATGATGCAGTTAGCCGCTTAACTAACCTTGAAAGTGACGCCAATTATGGGCGTCACTCTTTAAGTGAAAAAGCGAGTGCTTTACTTGGTTTGCGTGGAGATCTTGAATCTTTGTTAAGAACTGGCACTGTACTAACCGCCACACCTTACCAGTTTCAAGTTGGTACCAAATTGGACTCGGGGTGTTACCTAAACCCACAGGCAGCAGTCAAAGTGCTATCTAGCAAACTCCGTGATCATACTGACAAGTACCGACCAAATGGCAATCTTCATTGTGTCGCGCTTATGGTGACTGCTTCGCAATTAGCACAGTTCGCTAATCAGTTGGCGGATCTTGTTTCCGTGTTTCCTTTGCCAGATTGGTGTCAGGTAACTAGGCAAACTCAAGCATTAGTGACCAATGAAACCGATAAGTTTCACCAACCTGCTGCAATCGTCCAACCTCGCTTTAAACCTATGGCGAAACGCAATGCCAATCCATTGCATGACGCTTTGCATTGGCAGGGGGCACAAATCGCCACGCTCGAATCGTTAGCTGATGATGCAAACCATGCGATCGGTAAGTTGCAGGCACTGGCAGCAAAACGAGCCAGTAAGTTGGACGATGTCAAAGCCCAGATAAATGCACTTAAAAACCTAAAAGGTAGTGTTTACGCTTTTTCTGTTAATGGCAATGCTGAAAGTATCGCAACGCAGATTAGCCAAGCAGGTGCGCCAAACAATCATCAATTCACCGTGGCGAGTCTGTTGCTTAGCCATGAACCAATGACCTTTTTTGAGGAGTTGCTATGTTAGCTCTCGATGGTGTGCCGGTTAACTTAGACTCGATGAAAGTTGAGATGTCGATGGAGTTAAAAGACCAAGACATGAGCGGTCAATCATCGGGTACCGATACGGCAGAGCAAGGCGATAAAGGCAAGAAACTGACCTTTAGTGGTCGCGTTCCTTTCACTCGTGTAGAAACACTCACTCAATTGTATTCGCTGGCTTCGGACAAAGATGACACTAATACACGCCGGGTTTATAGAATTGGTAACGACATAGCGTTGGCACTAAAGATTCGCAATGTGAAATTCACTGGCCGTCTCAACGCGAGAGAGCATGAAACTTTGCAAGCTTGGAATGTCTCTTTTGAGCTGCGAGAGCACAACAGTGTGGCAGAGCAAAAAGAGCAACGAGCCAAAGAGCAAAGCAAACCGCAACAGCGAGAAAACACCCGACTAAAACAGGCACTGAATAACGCAGAGGAAGCAACGCAATGAAGCTAGAAAAACGCCTGTTTATCAGTGGTGAAGAAGTAAAACTGGTTAGTCACATGGTGAGCCTAAAGCTATCACTCGGTAGTGTGGCTATCTTCGAAGTTGAAACCAAGGAAAAACCAGAGCAAATTGCATCTGTTCGGTTTGATATTGGTTATGAGAACAAAACCGCCCCTTGGTTTGAGGGGTATATCGACAAAGTTCAACCTGCAGCTAATGGCTACCACAAAATTACGGTTAAAGAACTGGCTGGTATTTTGTCTAAACGCTGGTCGGTTAGCTTAGAGCACCCAACCGCAGAGCAGGTGATCGACGTTCTTTCAGATTTGACAGGGCTTGAATTCAATTTGCCTGATGCTGATTACATAAAAACCACGATTCCAAACTTTGTTTGCCAAGGAACGGGTTATCAATGTTTAGAGCAGATCGGCAAGGCGTTTTCTATTCCAGACTGTGTTTGGTTCCAACATATCAATCAGGTGGTTTACTTCGGTTCGTATCAAGATAGCCACTTCAACAACAAACCGATGCCGATGCCAGAAGAGTTCACCAGTCGCCAAAGTGGTAACAGTGTTACCTTTGTTCCGTTCCCTATGCTAAGGCCGGGAAGAGTCATGAACGACAAGCGAGTTAATCGAGTTGATTTGATTCAAGATGAAATGACCGCTTATTGGAAGACTGAGCAATCAGAAGTGTCACCAAAGAAGCGCGAAACGCTGCAGAACTTCCCAGAGTTGGCAGCAGGTTTTCATTTGCCTAAGTTTGGCCGTGTTGAGGTAGTAAGAGATACAGCGACAGCCGGGCAAGTTGCTGACCCATTCCGCCCAAAGTTTGCGGTAGATGTTCAGGTGCTTGATGAAAACTTAAACCCAGACATTAATGTGCCTGTCTACCGTTCGATCCCATTGCCTGTTCATATGAGTGGGCACGAATCTGGATTGCTGTCTTACCCTCTAGAGGGAACATTGGTTGAAATCGCTTTCGCATATGGTCGGAATGACAGACCTATCATTCGTGGTATTTATGGCCGTGAATATGCGTTGCCGTCAATAGAGCCAGGGGAACAACTGCAGCAGCAACGTGAAGAGGTAAGTAATCGAATTGATGCAGCAGGAAACACCACCCAACAAACCGACCAAACGCAAAACCAAAAAGCATTCGAAAAGCTAGACCAAGTAGAACGCTATCGTGGTGAATTTGGTCAGCACCATATTTTGGTTGATGAGCACAGCATTGAAGAAGTGGTCGGCAAAAAGCTTATTGAAGCACTAGGCGCAATTAACTTCATAGCAGGTGATGACATTGTGCTAGGCAGCTTGGGCAACATGCAAACCGCGACTGCTGGCGAATTGGTGGAGACTATCGGCAAAGTTCGCCGAAGTATTGCAGCTGATCACCAGTGGCTGCAGTCACCAAGAACGTGGGTAGGCTCTAAGCAAGAGAATGTCTTAATTCTTCTGTCTGAGCTTATGCAGGTAGTGAAAGAACTTGCCGACACATTAGCGACTCATACGCATAGTGGTGTAGTAGCTGGCCCGGCAACAACTAAAGCACCAGTTCAAGCGAGTACCATTAGTGGTCATGGCTCGGATAGTTCCAACCTTAAAGGGCGACTAGACACAATTACACAAACAAGTTAG